TCAGCCCCAACCATTTCCTATCTCAAAGTCCTCACCTAATACAATTGGTGAGATTCGGGACCGCCAAGGTAAATTGATAGAGAGATCTCATGTCTCAACATCTTTTTATTCTTTGGTACGTGCCGGAAAACTATGAGTTGGATCGGATTTATATCCGATTCTCCGCTCGTTTTTAAGTAAATGAGCAGAGAGAGATGGCCAAAAGTTCCATCCTTTGATGGAACGAATTGGTTGAGCCGCGTCTAACGAATGACACTTCCAAGATTCAAAATCAATGATCAAAGAAGGTTCAGGAGTTAAACGTGGTGAATTTGGGGTTCACGGTCTTGCTAAGCTTGGATTTAAGATCGAAGCCGCTGGTAAGATTCGTGTTTTTGCTATGGTGGATGCGTTCACCCAGTGAGTCATGAAGCCCATTCATGATAGTATATTTTCGATTCTTCGGAAAATACCCATGGACGGAACTTTTGACCAGACTCGCCCAGTGGAGCGCTTAGGATGGTTATCACCGTTTAATCGGTGATACTACTCTATAGATCTATCGGCGGCTACGGATAGACTTCCCGTTCAATTACAGATCCCTTTAATGGGGCATGTGTTGAAATGAGGGGGTCTTCCGAAACCGTTTGAGGCAGCCCAGGAATGGGCTGATCTGTTAGTCAAAAGAGCTTATAAGATAGCTCTTCCCCCTAATCCGGGGTTTGACGTTCCAGAGGATCTACCTAAATCGGTAACCTACTCAGTAGGTCAGCCGATGGGAGCGCTTTCATCTTGAGCGATGCTGGCATTGACGCATCACGCTATAGTTCATTGAGCAGCTTTACGGGCTTATAAACTGGGACGACCAGTGAAACTATTGTTCACTGAGTATGCAATACTCGGTGACGATATAGTTATCGCTAATCGCGATGTGGCTATTCAGTATATTCAGATTTTAAAGCAGATCGGTGTTAAAGCCGGTCTTGCAAAATCTATTGTATCGAAGGGTCAATTTGTTGTAGAGTTTGCGAAGAAATACTTTACTCCTCATGGTCGAGCAGATATGCTCCCCATGAAGGAATGTATTGCAACGTATTCTTCTACATTGTTAGTTTGTGAATTTGTAAAAATTCACTCGCTTTCATTAACACGGATTTTAACGTTCTTAGGCTACGGGTATAAAGCGAAAAGTAGAGCTGTTACAGCTCTCTTTTCTAATTTACCTCGTCGCCTACGAACCCTCCTCATATGAATGCGGTCTCCAAAGGGTTGTTTCCCGTTGAGTTCTCGAGATTGACTTCTGTCATCTGGATGAAACTCTAAATGGGACATTCCTGAGGATCCTACTCATATGGTGTGGTGGTTCGTATTTGAAGCGATTAAAAGTGAGTGTAATTATCAAATTGCACGATACTATAAAGCAGCAAATAAGTACAAAGCAGCGATTGAGTCTACTGGGTCTCTTCGAGAGCCTTTTACGGCCTTTGAAGGGAAACCGTTGTCTTATCACCCGTCACATTTAACTGAAGTCACGGAGGTTGATCCTGGTTCTAATCAAGTGTTTAAATCGAAGATAAGCTTTAAGCACCTTATAGCTCCTATGGACTGAGAGGTCCATGATGAGACTAAGGGCGCCGAGGGCTTATCTTGATTTCTTAGATTAAATTTGAATTATTCACATTTATCTAAGTCAGTTGATCGAGAACCGGTTGTTCAACTTCCACGAAGTCTGCGAGAGCATGACTTAGGGAAAAGTTTTATGGAAATAAACCATTCTACTGATCCTTACTTCACTAAATGTTATCGGGCATTGGACTGGTTGTTCAGTTATGATGATATTGCTTCTGAAATCCCCGTTGACTATTGACCAACCCACAGAGTGAGTGATCGTCCTCTCCGAGAATTTCTGATGGTTGTGAAATGATTTGATTCATTTCAAAAACCATTCTATCACGATCGGTGAGGTTTTAAGCCTCGACAATCGCCAAGCAGTCTAGACAGTGGTAATACTCCAATAGTTAGTCCTCAGGATATAGTCATCGAGTCTCGATTATTTGATACTTATACAGAAGCAGATGAGGTGTTAAGCCCTCCTCGCTATGTACATGTAGATCCTAATTGAGAGTTCGTGTGACAACAACCGCTGGGGTTTAACGATCTGACGGGTTATCAATGATACGATTACATTGATACTGTGTGACGGAATATATATTCTGTCCCACAGACCCATGGACAAATCTCACTTCGAAGTAGAAGGGATATTCCTAAAAAATATCTTCCTCTACCGGAGTGAAAATTTGGTCGTAGAGTTTAACTAACTCAGGTCGGCTCTCTATTGGTACCCTACACGTGTTAATCAGATTAATCTCTGATTATCAGACGGTAGGAAACTTTCGATGTGCATCTGAGCGCCAA